TCCATAAGAGTTTTGACCAATTCATCATCAAATGATGGGTCACTATCTTTTTCTAGTGTTACTGATACATTAAGCTGAACCATGTTGCTAATTCTTCTTTATAAAACTTGAATACTACACGTTTATTATACACTGCTTCACCTGAAAAGTTATCAAATTTGGGTGGATGGTAAGCAAAGTCAAAATCAACATGTAATTGATGTCCTCGACTTTTCAAATCATTTACGATACTTGATATCTCAGTAGCATTGAGATCCAAAATGTGTACTTCAATCAAGCCTATAGTCTTTCATAGTGATATCTTCATACTCACCTGCGAATGCGATTCTAAAGATTTTGGCTGCTTCGCTAGACTCAAACTGAATCACATCATAGTCTCTGTTGTATACGCTTGCCCACTCAACATGATATCTACTAAACGGTCCTAGACTAGGATACTCATTAGCCCAAAGTGACATTGGACGCCTTACTTTCTTTACTTTAAATCTATAGATAAAGTAAGGTCTGTTGTTTCCACCGTCTGACCAAAAATATTCCATTATAGCCACCTCAACATGAATAATGTAAGGTCTTTTTCTCGTTTGAACCAAACTTCATTCTTTTCGATATACCAAGCATCCATATCGTAGGTGTCGTTCATCCAAACATACCATTCGTGCCAGCTTTCTGGTGTCAATGCCTTATCAAACTTACATCTATAGGGCATCATCAATTGATCTAAATCTTCCATCAAACTACTCATGACCACCTCAATACGAACCACTCGTAATCTTCTTTACGCTTGAATCCAAAGTATGGGCCTTGACTACGCCAGTTTCGACTTCTAAAGTTGTTGTAACAGAATCGTTCAGCCTTATCATAGTCATTAAAAGAAATCTCCATGACATATGGCCAATATGTTCTGTTGAAGGTATACCCACCTGTAAATTTTTGTAGTAGGTTATCTATATCACTAGTTTTCATCGGTTTAATATCGCCCACATATCAAGTTTTTCCTTCATTTCTTCACGCTGTTTAACCGCAAGGTTTCTTTCATTAACGTACACCTCTGTTCTGCGATTTGCGCTCACGGCAATATCTCTGAGTTCATTGATAAGTTCAGACACCGACAATGTTTCACGCTCTGCGAGTTTTTCTTGTGTATCGGATAACTCACGGTTGAGATATTCAATCTCACTTTCTAAGTGACGAATGTATTGACCAGGAAGATATGTGTTTTCAAAATTACAAAACACCGGGTCCATGCCTGCTTGTTCTAGGTCATCTAATATAGCACCTGGCATGTTGTCCATGATTTTTGCTAGTCTGATACGAGTTGGATCAGTATCAAACTTGAGTGTATAATCAATTAGTTCTTTGTCAGTCATATATCTCATTATTGCCACCTCAATAAAAACAATGTCAAATCTTTTCTATCTTCAAAACAAACTTCGCCGTAGACAATATTGTCCTTCCACCGTTCACCGGGAGGACCATAAGCATCGTTGCACCACTGCTTTAGTGCTACTACTTCGTCAACTTTGTGTAGTTGTGGAAATGCGGCAACAGCCCATCCTTCATTCCAGTATTCATCGTAAGTATGAATAATCATCTGACCAACTCCTTAATCATGTTGTATTTGTCAATCGCAATCAACACATCTTTGTAGGCAGATTCCAGTGCTACATTGTGTTCTTCTATTAGTTTCCGCAGTTTGCTACTAGGCGGGTCTTTTTCTACCCAGCCATGTGGGTCAGCATCACTCCAGTAATAGACAAAACTAACTTCATCCGGGAACGATGAATTCCACGCACCTTTATGTCCATACCAAGAGTCATCTTCTTTGCGATAGTAAAGATAACCATAATCATGGTCACACTCGCCCTTGCCTGCCATACCCCATCCACGATAAGATAGGTAGTACCCACTCTTATCGGGTTGCTTTTCTTCTGTTCTAAACCAAATGCTTGTTCTCATATTACCACATCAATCTAAACCAAATTGCGTCTTTATCTTCTAGTAAGAAATAGATATCATCTTGACCAATCTGCCACATACTCCAGTTAGTCATGTCTTTATAGTTTTTGCAGTTAGCCTCAATCCAGTCACACTGTTGATACCAAGTTATCGGACAACTAATAGTAACTTTAGTCATGACCACCTCAATGTTGCTACGATATAATCACGCTCATATCTAAACTTGATTTTAATTCCTACGCTTGTCTCAAACCATCTACAATGTCTTTCACACTTACCTATAGTAGCATAAAGCCATTCAATCACTTCGCGGTATCGTTTAACTTGACCATTCAAGTTCAACTCAAGTTCGTGCCAACCGGGCTTAGTATCATGCCACGTAGGGCCTTCCATGTGAATTCTTCTCATGTCCACTTGAGTAAAAAGAAGGTTAAGTCTTCGTCATTGCACAAAAAGATTTCACCCTTCTCGTCAATATCATCTAGCCAGCGAGTTCGTTCAATAGATTCTTGATAGCCTGCAGGTCCAAAAGTCTCGATACACCAATTACGAATTTCATCGCCATCGACTTCGCCGCGACCTTTCCAGGAAACAGTATGTACGTTTCTGTTACTGCCGTAATATTTTTCTGTTTTGTATGTGAAACTACCTTGTTCCATTATGACCACCTAAGCAAAAAATGGGTAAAATCTTTTTCATGTTTGAACGCATAGAATATTATATCACTTCCTCCAATATCGTTCAACTCATATTCGCCATTACGGTTCATCCAAACACGATGAATATCGGTCCGATAGTTCCATTTTATCTTTTCTTCACACCAATCGTCTATATCATCATACCCATATCTGACACCTCCGGGGCCATAGTCGTACAAAAGTTCGTACCCATAATGACTTGGATTTGGGCAAGCATATACATATGGGTAACCTTTGTAGAAGTGAACTAAATGGTTAGCATATCTTTCAACATCTGGATCACGATTGTGTTTGTATCTTCGCCAGGTTTTATATCCACTCTTTTTGAGTTTACGCTCGGCTTTCCATTTGCGAATACGTGCTTTAATTCTAAACATGATTCAATAAGTGTGTGAGTACACTAAGAACGGCATTAGTCCTTGTGTGTTCAATCTAATCTCAAGTCGGCGCTTGTTGCTGTATAGATATGTTCTGCCATATGTTGATTCAATCATGGGAACAGACACCCCACAAGTTCCAACTGGTTCCATTTGTGTTATAAAATCAGTAGACGATATCGTGGTAGGTTCTACTTTGAACAAGCAGTAGTATACCTTTTTAGTTTCTTTTTCTCGTATGATAGCAAGTAGATGCAAGTTTTTAGTAGGTTTGATCTTGTCCATGTATGGATCAACAAACATAGATTTTAAGCCTGCATAGTCTTTATTTGCGTACAGATTAGAAAACAGACTAGCATTTTTTGCTTTGATGTTCTGCAAGAAGCTAGCCTCAGTTGTCAATCCTTTATTGAGATTATCTATGCTGATACCCTTAACATCAAAGTCAGCCATTGGACTTGTAACATCAACTATGTTTTTACCTGCGCCCACCCAGGTTGCATTAGGTATGCCGGCTTTAACACCATATTCCCATGTTTCTTTTGCTACTTGAATATCAAGATTGTATTTTTTAAATGGTGCATAGAAGTCAGACATAAAACTAGCAAGCTTAGTATTGAAATCTTTCCCCAAGATAAGGTCATGGTCATTGATTGATACGGGTGTAAATTTAATCATAAGTTATCCACAAGTTAATTCAAACATCAATGCATCTTTTTCTTCTAAGAACCAAAACTCAATCGCTTGTTTAGTAAAGCGACATGTGTATTTGTCGCCAGGCAATCCAAACATTTCAATCGCTCTGGCACATGTTTCATTCCATTGATTGACTCCACGCTCTACATCATGGATGTCATCAACTTCTCGATTGAGAAAAGGTATACGAACACGATAGTCGTGATTGTTATCAATACCCGCCGTGTGTGAGTATTTCTTTGACTGTTCTGACATTATCTGGCTCTCTGTTAAATTTGATCTTCCATAGTTCAGGATTGATATAGTCAATAACCATCTTAACTTGTGTTTCGTTTAACCGGTCTAAGAATTCGATGCCACTATCAGACTGATACAACATCCATGGACTGAGTTTACCATTTGCTATGTTCTGACATATTCTATTACCATTTCCATATCTCAGCACATCTTTTGGGTTGATTGATTCGATTTCAGCTAATTTGATTGTTGTTTCTACGCTACGATGAATTGCATCCAACGGATCTTCTGCACGTAAATGCTCAATCAGATACCTAGTATAAGTAGAATCAATTGGCCATGAATCAACTGGTGTTTGATTCTTAATCAACCAATCTGTAAATCTAGGAATATTGATTGCATTTACATCTGCACAATATATACCAAACTTGACAAATGCGCTGTAATAAGGGCTCTTAATAAATTCTTCATAAGTGAGTTCTTTTTTGCTAGGAAAGTTCTTTTTAAAAAACTGAACCCATGTTTGAAAGCCTATACGATTACCTTGTAAGTCTTTGTTCTGCCATCTACGCTTGCGCTCACATACATGGGTTATCAATGTTGATTCCCGTACAAACTTACTATTGCAGAATTCGCAAACGTTTTTAACCGTTGCCTCTTTCTCTTTCGTATTCTTTGATTTCTTCATCTGTAACTGTTTGGCTTAATACTTCAATATCTGAAATTTTCATTTCAGGATATAATTCTGCAAGATATACTTTCTTTTTATGTTCTTCTACGAATGCTTTTGATATTTCTGATAGGGTCTCGCTATCTGCCTTAGGATAGATTTTAGTATAATAATCTTTCATTTCCTTGACAGTTGCACTTTCTTTTAGACTACTGACCTTTTCTTTAATCTGTGGTAGCCAAGGATGAAACTGTTTACCTAGACCTGGACTGCTTGCGCATAACATTAGCCACTGTAGTTTAGGATTCTTCATTATGTTTTCGTTGAAGAAATATTTGTTTGCATGATAGTCTGTGCTACGCAAATAGTACCCTGCGATCTCGCTAGAGCCTTTCAAGTAACTCATATACTTGATAAGCATGAAGGGCACAAACTTCTTTTGTTGTACTTCTGAAAGTCTATCGTAATAACCATAGTCTTTTCTGTCTAATGCCGCAAGTGCATCAAACAGTGGAAAGTCTTGATTATCAAGTTGTTCGTCTTTGGGAACTGCTGGTTTCTTAGTTGCCATTATTTGTCTAATCCTGTTATCCAATCAAACTTCGTGCCTTCTTCATAGTATTGTCTAGCACGACCACTATAATACATTATTTCACCACACTGTGTACACTTATAACGGTGAAGATCAATATCTACAGTTGTATATACAGTTTCATAAACCCATTCTCCGGTGGCACTGTTATCTTCGTACCAACTATCCGTTTCTACCCAACGACTAGTTTCTCTTGTGTGATTGCAACTCATTAGAACGCCTGACTATAATCTACTATTTCGCAGTTTCTGCTAATCTCTTTTACAAAATAAACACAGCGAGGTTTCTCGCCATCATCGATAGGTACGCACAAAAATTGCCCGTTCTTTAATCGAGGTGCATACCATGTAACGTCATGATAAATGTCTACTATCTCAATAGGCAAGAAGCTTGGGCTAAAACTAGTTAGTGGATTAAACTCAAATGCATTAAAGCCACGATCATTAATACTAGTCAGTGGCAATGTCTCTAAATCGCCATGTTCTTGTTCGCCGATCAGTATTTGCCAATCGACAGGCATCTTGATTGTACTGTTTCCTATCTTCAATACAAGTGCAGGACTGTTAAATGATTCTAAGAAGATTAGTGGTATGTAATGATAGTCTACGTTCTGCGGATTGCTATTGTCTAGTATAGCAAAGCGCAGGTCATCAATTTCGTCAGGTAATGTTTCTAGGTTATAAAATTCGTTTTCAAGGGTTAGTATTCGCATATGTGGCTTTACAGTTATTGTTTATAGTCATACGACTGATGTTTACCCATCTAGGTTGGTTAATCATCCATTCGATTATTTCAGGTATGTACTCAGGCTTAATTGGTGTGAAATTTTCAAACTGATATTCAGTGTAACGCTCTGGTTCAATTTTTCTTTTTGTAATAGAATTAAAATTGGTAGGCATAACAATATCAGGTTCAATTACAGAAACTCTAACATCACGGCTTTTATTCTTCGATAGTGCAACTGACAATGTGCTTATCGCATCCTTGCTGTTAGCATACACCATGTAATTCTTAGATATGGCGCCTGCTAAACTAACAGTAGCTGCCATGCTACTAATATTAATAATATCAGACCCGGCCGCCAGTTTCTCATAAAATTTCATAGTGAGGTCAGCCGGCGCTACATGATTCAGTGTCAATGTTTCTGTAAGAGAACCATCTGTCATTCCAGCACAGTTTATAACAACATCAGGAGAAGAATTATTAACTACATGGTTTCTAAATTCTTCATCACATACATTGCCAACAAACGTTGCGCCTTGGCTGCGACTTACGCTGATTACAGTATGACCTTTGTCTTGAAAATATTCAACACAAGCTTTACCTATCCCTGTGCTAGTGCCTATGATTAAAATAGTTCTCATATTCATATTGTATCACTTATATGTTAATTTTTCAAGATCAAATGGATAATTAGCCTCTTTGTAGTACGCTTTGCGTTGTGTCAAATGACGTTTGGCGAACTTGCAACTGCTTGTGATATCCCAAATCTGCACAAAGTCTTTATCCTCAGCCTTACGAATACCTCGACCTATTGACTGAATAACCCTGACAAACGACTTGCCAGGCTCCAGCAGAACCAAGTTAAAGATGCGAGGAATATTAATTCCAACGGCCGCGACTCCGTAAGTCGCAATAATAATTTTGTTACTTGCTGTCGCAACTTCATCATACTCTTCCCTACGCTCTGTTAAGTTAGTTTCACCTGATACAAATGCTACATCAGGCGCATCTTTGAGTAGACTGAATATGTCACTCAATCTACGTTGTAATTCTTTACCAGCACCAATACGATCTACTAGAATCAATGTGTTGCCACTCTCACTGATCTTCTTTACTAAATTAGAGATAGCATCTAATCGTTCACTGTTTTCTGTTAAGTACTTGAGTTCACTTTGGTAGTTGCTGAACTCAACATCATCTTTTAGTTGAACAATATTCACGTGGCACTGTGCAAGAACACCTTTATCTTGTAATTCACTTGCTGATAATTTTCCAATGACTGGACCAAGACTAACAAACAATGACATTGATTCTGCTTTTGCTTTAGGGATAGTACCTGTCAAGCCCCAACGAATAGGAATACGTGACATAGGGCCTGTCAATAATGCTTTTAATGCATCAGCTTTAGCCATGTGTACTTCATCAACCATGACGCACACGACATTTTCGATAAAGTCAATTATAGAAATCTCAGCCTCACCTGACTGAGTTTTCTTCATCATGTTGTTAAGCGACTGCCAAGTACAGATAGTATGGGTTCGTCCGATCTCTTTACGGTCACCAAAATATACACCAACATCAAGGCCCAGATTAATATAATCGGCCTCGGTTTGTCTGACCAAGTCCTTATTAGGAACGATAACGATGCTTCTCCCATATTCTTCTACACTTAAACTTAATGCCGCTGTTGTTAATGTCTTACCTGCACCAGTTGCGACTTCCTGAATGCACTGTGGGTTCTCTAAAAATCGATTGATGATTTCAATCTGATAGTCACGCAACACAACCGGTTGTCCTGCCATTGGGTGTTTTGCAGGCCATACTTTGTGTTTAAATGTCTCCTCGGACACTTGAGTAAAATTGAATGTTTGTTGATACTCACGCTGGTCGTCAAGCTCAATGTCATACCCAGCCTGATCTAATAATGGAAGAATCTCAGGCAATAAGTTGATGTATGTGCTACCACCTAGTGCAAAGAAGCTTGTTTTACCGTTCCAGCGACCTAATCGGACACTTGGCAAATACCTTGCACCAGGGACCTCATACTCAAACATTTTCATCAGTGTCTTGCGATCACCGAGTTCCAATCCCTCAAGTTTTACATTTACTTCGTCTTTAATTGTTAATTTACATTCTTTCATTTAGGTCCTAAATCTATTGGCTCTGAATTTACGCATTTGATAATCTTCAGTAACCTTACAGGGCTGTCTTCGAGTGTTGACAAGTTACCCTTATAGTATATCATAGCGGCGTTGTTGCTGTAATCATTCACGGGAATATCAAGTGAAATTCCATTCGTGGCGCATAAATTTTGCATGAATGATCTTGCTCGGGTTATACCATCACACCCTAATTCCTTTAACCATTTGATAGCGGTAGAGATTTCTTTCAGTTCATGCTCAACATGAAATGTTGCGGCAAACTTTACTTTCGCTGGGTCGTGTATCTCTGATAAATGTTCAATCACAGAGTTGTCAATCTTTACTCCATGCTTTGCTAATAAAGCAATTGATGATAGGTCATCATTGAATGGAATATATTCTATTGCATTTTGTAGATGAGTATTTATAGCCTTTATACAGTAAAATCCATTAACATATGTAAGTGTAGGTACCCAATATTTAACAGATTCATACTCTGCCATCTTGTCAATGATATCAGTAGTGATAGGACAATAACTGATAGATTGATAGTGTTCGCTAGTGATATAAATCAAATCTCTTAGATTAGTTGCATTATAATCAATAGTATGTTGCCTTGTGTCACGATGCCAAAGCATAGATGGTATCGGATTTTTACGCAATGCTGTTAAAAAGTTTTTGTTGTAGGGTGACTTAAAAACAATGATACTATCTTCAATTTTAATTGAAGCACTAGTATACTCTGGAATGCTTTGTTCAATGGGAACAGACCAATTCATCTGCACAATTTCATTTACATTGACTTTGTGGTGATTGAATTGTCGAACATATTTAGTAGCCACACGCTTAAACAATGCATGTTGGTTACTGGTAATTCTACCATGCTGTGTGATATAAAGGGTAAGATTGTTTACAAATTGGTCATCGTATCTGCTCAGCCTAATATTACTAAGCATCCAAGTTGCAACATCATCAAGTGTCTTGAAATCCATCTTGCTATTGTATACAATATAATATACAAAAGCAAATAAAGAGGCAAAAAAAGGGGACCGAAGTCCCCTAAAACTAAAGAAAGAAAGCTACTATCAAACACCCTTCATACAAGTTGCTTTAGCCAGTTCGCGCCAGTTAGCACTAATCTTGACCAAATCAGCAACTTTCAAACACATACGCAAAGATACTTCACGCAATTTAGAATGATTGTCCCAAATGAACGACATAATTTCGTCTGTCTGTTCTTGTGTGAAATCGTAGTCAGCAAACAGACCACCATCAGCATCACGGTGGACTTGCTTAATACGCAACATTTTGTCACGCTCAGTATCCACTGTCAAGTCAAGAAAGTGACAACGAGACTGCAATGCATCCAAGTGAGGTTGCATCTTAGAAGCCTTCTTGTTATCGAAAGTCTTGTTTGTAATGAAAATGATAGAGCCGTTGAAGTTGAAACTATTTGGGATACCTTCTTCACGCAAGATACGTGAATCTTTGTTCCAAGAGATACGGCGAGTCTTACCTGAGTCCAACGCACCTTTCAGTACGTTAACCGCGTCTTGATCTTCCCAGATATCACAGTCATCAAAAACGAGAACGTTTTTAGCATCAGAAAATTTGTACAGTTTAGCGAACAAGCCGATGCCTGACATAGCACCTTTGACAATCTCAAAACGAGGCTTCTTGCCTGCAACTTGATCGAACAAGCTTGCCTTTTCCATTTGCAATGTAACACCGTGTGACTTACCAATACCTGCAGGACCTGTCACAATCATAGCACGAATGTCACCTTTAATACATGCCTTAGACATTTCGTCCAGCACACCAAAACGAGTAGCAATACGGTCCATTGCTTCTTCCTCAGTTTCTTTAGGAGTCTCAACTTTCACAGTGTCACGACCAGACACAAATTCAATGCACGATTGATTGTCAACCTGAACACGGACCTGAGCAGGGCGACCAGGGAACTGACCATCATTTTTGACAGTCACGAAACCACCTTTCTCACCCAGTTGATAACCTTTGACCAGTGTGAACACTTCACCTTTCACAGGTGTGTTGCGATAAGAGCCAGATGCGATGCGAACGATAGAAGTCATTTGTTTCCTTTAGTTAACTGTCAATACAAGTATTATAGCAGAATGCCCATTTATTGTCAAGCCGCTACTTTTGCTTCCATCATTTCGGACAGAATGAATTTGGCAACGTTCATTTGCTTGCGAGAATCCTCAGAACGACCCATTGCCAACAGTTCCTGGGCGTCAGACAGAATGCCCATGACAACCATTTCCAGACCAGAGAACTTTGCAGTAATAGAATTCATGTATTGTTCACGGATAGCTTGTTCAGTCATACCGTAGCACTTAGATTCGAATTCAGTCATGTTTTCTCCTGTGTTTCAGTGTCAATACAAGTATTGTACTCCCAAATGGATTTATTGTCAAATTTTGGGCACAAAAAAGCCCCAAAAAATGGGGCTAAAAAGTGAATACTTTAGTATTAAACAAATTTAAACTTATTTGCTTCCAAATATTCGTTATTATCTCGGTATTTTTTAACAAAATTAGCATCCATATTAACTGGATTTAATGCGTAAATATCCAATAAAGATAATAGTGGATTATCATATGCTATTGATAATGTAATCAAATCATTAGTTTCATCAGCAAACCAATATTCTTTACGCTTAGAATATTTTTTACCAACTGTAAATGTTTTAACCAAATTAAGTTTTTTAGTTACTTTAAAATTACGTGATTCTTGACCAACTTTTTTATTATATGTATTTGTCAAAACATCAAATTCAATATCATAATCGTAGAATTCAGGTAAACGATACACAAGTGGTTGCATGTCTTCCCTAAAGATTTTACCATCAGTATGAATGAATGTGTTCATGTCCTCACGAAACTTTGTAAGTTTCTGTTCCTTCAATTTCCACATCATAATTTTTTTGCTGTAGTAATCACGGATGAGTGCAGCCTTGTCATAATCAATCTGCTTAACCAACTTGAATAAATTCTTGTCAGTCAACTTATCGATATGTTGATAAGGAGAATCAGGATTATCAATGCGTGATTGACGATTACGTTGCCACGCACAACTTAATGCAAGCAAGTCTTCCTCAATCTCAAGCACTTGATATTTTTTAACATGAGGTTCATTACCCCAATCTAAATCATTCAATGAAATACTTGCAGTAGTGAGGTTTTGCCAAGGATTAGCAGTTGTACCTTGCGCTCCTGTGATATTAATAATAGGTTGACTATATGATGACGATGCCATTGTCCCACCGTTAATTTTCTGTGTAAGTTGTTTGCTGATGTTTGAATAATTAGCCAATTGTGATATCTTCCATTCCAGCTGTGCGTAAACGCACGATATGTCCCATCTGCCATTGTTTGGCTTCGAGACCCTTCATGATGCCCAACCATTTGTTACGCAACAATGCGACTTCGTTTATGATTGTTTCCATATCAATAACTTCATCTTCACCGTCAACATACTTTTCGGCTGTTCTATCTGTTAAAGCTCTATTATACGCTTCTAGATATTTTTGAAAATGTTTTCGGCGAATTTTCCGTAATTGTAGGTTGAGATAGTTGAGTACGGCCTCAATCTCTTGCAATTGGTTAAATCTATGTTCGGTCACACCGGGTAGTGCGGCAATGTTTTTTTCAACATTGCCATATACCTTTACTTCTTGTTTTGCCGAAATGATTTCGGTCTCGTAGTGTGAAATGAAATCGGGTATCACAGCCAAGTTGTCTGTGATTTTGGAGTACCAATTCATTTAATTCCAATCATCGTCATCAGAATCACAGTCGTAATCTTCGTCATCATATTCCTGTTCATCTTCATGTTGTTCCAAATAATCTTTCACGGCAGTGATAATATCTTTATCACCTCTAAAGGCATCTTTAATATCTTCTGCCTCATAGTTGTTGTCAATTAAAAAATTGACCAAAGTATCTGCCGCGTCCCTACGCTCATTGAAGTCAATATGGGAACGCAATGCGTCCCATACTTCAGTAACTAAATCTAAGCTCATTCTGTAACATCCTCCTCCGATGCTACAGTACTTATCTTAGATGTTGATTTTTGTGCATACTCAGACATAACTTTGTCTAAGCAACCGTCAGTGTTTGCTTCCCATGCCTTGCGGAACTTCTTAATGATTTCACCATCAAGTGTAGTGTACACAAGACTGTTGCCTTCCTTCTTAACAAGTTCAGCCTTTTCAATCATGTCGAACAAGCCAGAGTAAGGACTCATGCCTGTCTCATAAGGAATCTTAACTTGAACACTTTCGAATGGCTTTGCATAGCGTGTTTTCATAATCTTGCAACTTGCACGAATACCGCGAACATCACTAATCTTGTTGCCATCTTCATCTTCTTTAAGTTTCAATTTCTTCATTGCGACAACGATAGAACTTGCATAGATGAAACCTTGACCACCTGAAATCTTGTCATCAGGATCGAACATATCTTGTGAAGCATAAGTGTGGTTAGTAGCAACTAGTCCAACGTTATGACTACCGAACATGTTAACACAATTACGAACAAGTGCAGTTAGTGCCTTAGGCTTACGACCCATGTCACCCTTCATATCACCTGCTTCAAACTGATTAACATCAGTGGGTGTTAATAGCATACCAAGACTATCAAGCACGAAAAGAACTTTCGGCTTCTCGCCTTCAGGCATTGCTTTGTATGACTTCATAAATTCTGAAATTGTTTTAGCTACGTCATCAATCATAGCCATGTTCAACTTCAACAACTTATCATCGTCAGTAGATACGCCAAGCGCATGTAGCCATGCTTCGTCTAGCGCATTTTCTGTATCAATAAGGACCACATAGATCCCTTGTTCTTGGGCGTGTCTAACAAGGTTTCCTGAGCAGATGTATGATTTGCCTGCCCCAGACTCTCCGGCAAAGACAGTAACTTTACCAAGAGGTACACCTTTATTAAAGTCACCACTAATGAGATAATTGAGAGCATAATTTCCTGTAGAGATCCAGTCTGTAGGGTCATTAAAGCCGATACTCAATCCGTCAATTGCTTTTGTAATGTCCTTACGAAACTTACTAATGTCAAATGGTTTTGCCATTGATTACTCCACTTCCCTTGTGTTATACTCTTTGATTAATTCAATGAGTTCTTCTTCTGTATTGCAAACAACCTTAGTTGTTTTCCAATCATCCTTCTTATCACGACCTCCCACTTCAACCATCCAACCATTGTCATAACGGTTAATAGTGAAGCTGTCGTTTACTTTTGCTAGTTTATCTAGCTTAGATCCTTTTGCCATTGTTCTTTCCTTATTTTTGAGTAGTGTACACACTGAATGGTTGTGTATCAAGTAATTCGGGGCATTTCTCAGCCATACGCTCAAGTTCATAATCACTTGGGTAATGACGCAATGCACCTCTTGCTCTATCACGCACCAAACTAGGAACACGAGGAGTACGACCAGGGTCGCATAGTTCCTCTAATAGTTTTTTACCTTGCTTAAGGGCGCGGTAGCGTTCGTCTGGTAGTGTCATATTGTTCTCCAAGGAAGGGGCCTAAGCCCCTATCCATTAAGACTTGTTTTGTCTAGCCTTAATCATGGCTAGAATGTCTTGTGCTTTG